TAACTAATGTAGATAATTCAAGTACTGTTAAAGCTGGTGATTTTATACAATTTAGTTCAAGTACAAAAGTATATCAAATTAAATCTGATGCAACTGCAAGTTCTAATATATTAACTTTTAAATTAATGACTGGTGCAATTAATCCTATTGTAAGTCCTAATACTTTTACTTACGGTAATGGTGTACAATTTAAAATGTTATTAAATGGTAGACCAACTGTTACCGTTGTTCCTGGCCCAGGATATAATTATTATGCTTATGGAACATTTAACTTTCAGGAAATATTATAATGAGAACAATTGATACAACAACTTTAGCTGAAGTACAAAGCACAAAAACATATCCTATTCAATTAATTAAATTTCAAGTTACTTCAGATAATAATGATAGTTTATTTTTAAATACAGGTTATACAAATATTACATATAATGGTGATACTTATTTACCTGGTTCAAATATAATTAGTTTATCGCCCGTTGAAGAAACTAAAGATGTAAAAACTAATGCAATAACTATAAAATTAAATGGTATACCAAATACAATTATTGCTGCTTTAGAAAATGTTAATGCTATTGGTGGCGTAGTTACAATATATCAAGCTTTTTGGGATGATGATACTGGTGCAATAAAAGGTCAAGTATATCAAAAATGGCAAGGTATAATTAATTCACATGCTGTTGATGAAGAAAATACTGAACGAGGTAATGTAAATATAACTGTAGAATGTAAAAATATAGTTGGTGCTATATTAAATACTAGATCAGGAAGATTTACATCTGATACTTCATTTAAAAAATTTACAGCTAATGATGCATCTATGGAATTTGTTGCTTCAATGGTTGACTTTAATCCTAGATTTGGAGCTGAAGAATAAGAAAGAGAATAAAATATAATGATAAGAATTGGAGAATATAAAGATGTTGAACAAGGTGTAAAATTACTTAATCAACACAAAAAAGAATTTGATTTCGGTAAATTTCAAGAAGATAATACAGAATATTATAGAGGTTTAATGAAAGCAATAGCTAAAGATAGAACTGCAGTAATATCAGAAGATAAAGATAAAATTATTGATGGTGTATTATTAGGAATGAAAATACCTAATTTATTAAATCCACATATAACACAATTACATCTTTTATTAACTTGGGTTCATCCTAACAAGAGAGGTTCTTCTATATTTTATAGAATGAATAAAATGTTAGAAAAAGAAATAAAAGATCATAAAGAGGTTAAAGAAATAATTTATTATTCTATACCTGAAACTAATATTAATTTTAATAAATTGAACTATAAAGAATTTCAATCAATGTATAAAAAGGAAATTTAATTATGGCAGCAGCCGCACCAGTTATAACTGTTTTAACAGCATCAACTGTTCAAGGCATGATAGCTCGATTTGTATTATCAGTTGCAGTTTCGTATATTGCTAATAAATTATTTGCTCCAGATGTACCTTCTGGTCCAGGTCAAGGGGAAGTATCTCCGGATCAAGGTATTAAACAAAGAATTGCATCAGATCCAAATAATAAATTACCTGTTATTTATGGAAAAGAAAAAATATTTGGTTCAATTACATTTGCTGATATAACATCTGATAACCAAACAATGGGATTTATTCTTTCATTATGTGAAGGTCCAATTGAATCTATTGATCAAATATGGTGGGATGATTTTAAATTAACTTTAGATAGTGATGGTAATGTAACAAATGCAACAGATTCAAATGGTGATACTGATGATTTTTTAAATGGTAATTTAATAATTAAAAAATTTAAAGCAGGAGGAAGATGTTCTCCTATGGAAACATTTTCTACTAAATGGAATACTAATGCTGTAAATAGAACAATGCCAAATGTTGCATATTTATATGCGGAATTAAAATATAATAGAGATGAATCTATAACTGGTTTAACAAGCAGATTAGGTGCAGAAGTTCAAGGTAAATTAGTTAAAACAATTAGTGGAGGATCTTTATCAGCTTCAACATCATATTCAGATAATCCAGCTGAATGTTTATTAGATTATTTAACAAACAATGTTTATGGTTGTGGTAATGTAATTACTGAAAATGATATTGATTTAACTAAATTTGAAGCTCATAAAACATTTTGTAATACTTTAATTTCACATACAGATAAAGATGGTAATAGCACAACAGCTAAAAGATATATAACAAATGGTGCTGTAAATACATATGATGAACGAGATTTAAATGTATCTGATTTAGTTAATTGTTCTCAAGGTATATTTTCTTATCATTTAGGTAAATTTCAAGTTATATCTAATACTACAGGATCCTCTGTAATGTCATTTACTGAAGATAATATATATGGTGATGTTACAATAGTTAATGATGGTTTTAACAGTGCATTAAACAAAATGAATATTTCATTTAAATCTTATGATCAAAAATATCAAGATGATCAAGTATTTTTAGATTTACCTGCTAATTTAAAATCATATAATGAACCTGAATTAGTTCAAGATACAAGATTTAAATTTATAAATAACAATATTATGGCTCAAAGAGCAGGTAATGTTATTATTAAAACATCAAGAGACAATTTAATTGTTTCATTTAAAACAGATACAAGGGCTTTAGCATTACAGGTTACAGATGTAGTATCACTTACAAATAGTATTTATGGATTTACTAATAAATTATTTAAAATTAATTCTATTACTGAAACTGAAATGAATGATAGTGGTGTTTCAGGTTATATAATTACTGCACAAGAATATAATGCAAGTGCATATGCTGAAGAAGCATTAACAGAATTTCAAACAGCTCCTAATACAAATTTGGCTAATCCAAGAAATTTTGGAGCAATAACTGATTTAACAGCAATAAGTAATGATACTGATTCAACTACTCCATTTGTACAATTAAGATGGACTGTACCTACTGGATTAACAGAAACATTTGAAATATATGTTGGAAGTGATATTAATGCTGCTATTGCTGATAGAGAATTTAATATTTCATTTAGAACATCAACAGGTCCATTTACTGAAAATGCTGTAATTACACATAAAGTATTTGATATAGATTTTACAGATACATTAGTATTTTGGGTAAGACCAATTAATCAATTTGCTAGAGGAGCATTTTCTAATTCTTATAATTTTGGTGTATTTAGACCAGATACTGGTGGTATTACTTCAGGAAATTCTGGTATTATTATTGATCCTAATGATACAAAAAATCCTTATGGTGTTGTAAATAGATTTACACAAATTAGATATGGAGATAGTAGTACTGGTTCAAATATAAGAGATGGTTTTACTTCAACTGATGCTGTTCAACAAATAGGTTATACAGGTACATCAATTAATAATATTACTAGAACAGGTAATGCTGATGGTTCTGGATCTGTAACATTTCCTACTGCTTTTAATTCAGGTACATCTGTACAAGAAGTTCAAGAATTAAGCTTTACAGGAACAAGAGGTAATGTAACACAAAAAGAATTATTACATATTGCTTTAGCTGATGAAATAAAAAATGATACAGTTAGAAAAACAATATCAAATATTGCAGATTGGAATGCTACAGGGTTTTTAACTGCAGATAGTTCAAATGATAGTGTTAAAGTTAACGGTGTTTTAGAATTAAGTTCATTAGTAACTGATGGTGTATCAAGTGGTTTTGGAAGATCAGTAACTATAGGTACTAATACTATATATGTAATGTCTGATACTGAATTATTTTCATTTAGATTAACAAATTTTACTTGGGCATATTATGCCAGATCAAATGCAGGTGGTGTTCAAAATTATAATATTTCTAGTATGGGAGATGATGTTTTACTTTATAATAGTTCAACTACTGAAGGTCAAATATGGAATTTTTATTTAATACCTTCAACATTTGGCGCTACAGGTGGAGCACAATTTAACTAATGTATAAAATAGGAATAAAATAATGGCAATATTAGAAACAATATCAAATTTAGATATTAGTAATAACATTGTAGATACAAACGAAAATATTATTGTTTGGTATAATGGTTCTAAAATTAGGTATTATCATAGATATGAAAAGGTATTTACAGATGTTGAAACTATAAGTGGTGTTTTATCTCTTAAACTTTTAAATGATAATAATGTAACAATTACTACAAGTTCAACAGTAAGAGAATTAATTTTAACAAGACCAGGTACAACAAATACATATACAATTACATTAGATAGTAATTATGATACTTCTGTTGAACCATTAAGAACATATGAATTAAATTTAACAACTACTGAAGCACAATTAACAGGTAATATGGGTGCAACACCTACAGCTACTGCTACAACTATAGCAACACAAGTTAATAACTTAAGTAATTTTACTTCCACTTCTAATAATAATATAATTACTTATACTAATACAGGTTCACAAGTTATTGAAACTGGAAGTATTAATTTTAGAGATCCATTTGCCACAGGTGGAGCACAATTTAACTAATAAAGGAATTTAAAAATGGCAGCAACTAGCTCTGTTTATGCAAATGCAGGAACATGGTCAGCATCAAATATTATTACTGGTGTTACTATGAGAAATAGTTTAAATAATATTCATCCTATAGATGCTAATTCTGTTGTTGCAGTAAATACTACAAATACTCAAATATATACTGATGATGGAAGTGGAACATATGTATCACAGGAAACTTATTCAGATTCAGCTGATGTTATTGGTTATGGTAAAGAATTTATTTTAAATAATAATTTATATATTTATAATACTACTGAACCTACTTCAGAAACAAGATGGACTTCAGGTTCAAATACTAAATATTCAACAAGTTTAGGTTCTTTAGGATCCTTTACTAATAATATATTTTCAAATCAAATTGGATCTATTGATGCATTAAATGAAATTAGAACAGCAATATTAGGATTAAGTGTTAATAATTTATCAGTTTCATTACCTAAATATGTATCAGATATAAATCCTGATAGTGGT